ACAACTTAATGATGACAACTATGCTTACCTTTATATATCAGGTGATTCAATATACGATTATACTTTAAATGTAAATCAGGACGGCAATGATAGTTGTACTTATTCATATAACAGAAACACCCAATCATCGGATTATGATACGACCATAACTGGCGGTTGCTAGGTGCAATTTTTAATTTTTATCTTTTGGTTTGGAGCAATATGCTTAACAGGTGGTGTAATATGTACACTTATCTATAATTATTGGCCAGAAAAATGGAAGAGAAAAGAAAAAGAGAAGAAATTTAAAAGATGAAAAAACTTTTATTCATAGTATCTTTTCTGATACTATTCACTACACAAGCATTAGCGGTTACTATTGGTTCTGTTTTTGATAAAATGGGTCAAACTTGGAACGAAAGAGATGGACGTACCGAAGAAGTAATTAAAGGTTACCTATTAGAAATGAACGATTTTCTCCAAACAGGAGAAGATGGTGGTATGATTTTACATTATAAAGATGAAACTAAATTTACAATGGGTCCAAATACAGAATTAATTATTGATGAATTTGCTTTTGATACGTCTGTTATACCAATTGAAATTGCAATGAACATATCAATTAATGTTGGTACATTTACATATGAATCAGGAGATGTAAAAAAATTAGGTGGTGAGGTTGAAATAGTTACACCAACAGCAACAATAACTATGCAAGGTACTGCCTTTTCAGGTACGGTAGACACTTCAGGACAAACAACGATTACATTACTTCCAGATAGTCAAGGTTCTGTAGGACAAGTAACTGTAACCAATGAGGCAGGTTCTCAAACATTAACAAGTGTATATACTTCCGTAACCGTAGTTGGTTCTGATATTATGATTAAAACTCCATCGGCGTTGGATCATAATCAGAAAAAGAATTTGTTTAATATTGATAGTATTGATGATGATATAAAACAAGAACACGACCAACAATATGATAGAAAAGAAAACAATGAACAATTACAAAAAATGGAAGAAGCTATTATTTCTGAAGAGGTTACAATTACAGAAACAGCAGATACATATGACGCTACTTCCGATTTAGGTTCATCTGGAACAGAAACAATATTAGATTCAAAATCAGTAGAAGAATCCGCAGTAGACCAAGCAGTAAAAGAATCCGCAGTTGATACTTCTTATTATGATGAATGGGAAGAAGATTTAAAAGATTTGGGTTATATTGATGAAGATAATCAAATATCAGTATGGGATGCTACTGGTGAACAAAAAATGGATTGGGATACAGCTAAAACTATGTATGCTGAAATGGATCAAGCATACTTTGACGCAATAGGTTGCTCAGATTGTACTTGGGATACTATTAATTGGGAAGAGGTTGATTGGGATAAAGTTGATTGGGATGCTTATTATGATGAGTATAATGACACGCTAGAAAAATATGGATTAACTTCTTATGATATAAAAGAAGCTGATGTAACCGAAACGGTTGAAGATGAAGCTACATCAACGGTTGTTGGATACACTTGGGAAGATTTTGATTTATCAACAAGTTATTATAGTAATCCAGAATACATAGCGGCAGGCGGTCCACCAACTTTAACAATAGAAAATTATTGTGATTATAATGGTTGGGATACATCTTGGTGTAACCAAAGTTATATGGATTACCTAAACGCTTGGTATAAAGATGATTGGACATTGTTTAAAGATTATAATAGTTGGGAAAAAGGTGCTAGAAAATTATTTAAAAAATGGTATGGTTGGTGTGGTACTTGGGATAAACCAGATTGGTGTTCTGGACAACCTAAACCTTGGAAGATGGAAAGTTTAAAAGACAAATATGTTTCTGAATGGACCAATTCAGATTGGCAAAAATTTTATGACAATACATCTAGTTGGTGGTACACAGGTTCATATGATGATACAGGAGATGATTCTACATCATTGGAAGATGAATATGGTTATGAGGATGATTACGATATAGACGCTGAATTAGAATTATGGTTAGCAGATATAGATAACGAAAATGATTGTATTAATTGGGGATACTATTGGGACAATGCTAATTCATCTTGTGGTACAGAATGGGTTGACAATAGTGGATCAGAAACTTCAATAACAACAAGTGGAGAAATTTTAAATTATACTACAGGAGATATTACTCAAACAACAGTTACGGTAACAGATGGTGTTACTAGTTCCGAAACATTAACAGGAAGATATACAACAGGTAGCAATACTTATGACGCTGATGTTGATACTTCCGTTAGCGGGTACTCAATTATAAATAGATATAACGATAGTCATAGAACATATCTAAAAATTGACACTGATAACGAAGCAGATATCCAAATTTTACAAGACCAAGAAGCTCAACATTTTGATATTGGCAATAGTTCTAGCCAAGAAAATATAACAATTATTCAAACAGATTAAGTTAAGGGATGCGTCAAAAAATCATAGCACTAATGGAATTAACAAAAGGTTTTTGGCATATCTTTATCATAGGAAGAGACTCAGCACAATTTAAACATTGGTATACTGAATGGTGGTTGCCAAATCAATGGAGATATAATGGGAATGATTAATTTACTTTTAATAGCATTTCTTTTAGGTTGGATGTGTTACTCAATATATAAATGGATAGATAGAGAATTTTAATGCCAGACGAAAACGGAATCAAAACAAAAATAGACATAGCAAAACTCAAAAAAGATGTTGAGTCAACAATAGGTATAGCAAATAGATTAAACGTTGCTATTGAACGTTTAACAGACGTATCCACATCAATCAAATCAATGTTGGCGGTTCACGCTGAAAAAATCAATAGGCAAGAACAAGTTGATGAAATTATATTTGATAAACTTAAAGAACGAGCAGATAAAATAGATGATATTCGCTTAGAATTGTCCAGAGAGATACAATCAATTGAAAAAAGATTGTTAATAGAGATTAAGAATATCAGACTAGATATAGGTCAACGAGTAGGTGTATTAGAAAAACACCGTTGGATTATAATTGGTGTGATAGTAGCTATTGGATGGATACTATCTACAAATTTTCAAGAAATAGTGCAACTGCTAAAGTAGAGTTTTTTTATCCTCTTTTTGTGGGGAAAAGTACCGTGGCTATTTTTTTTCGTGGAACTTTTTTCCAATCACTCTTGACTTTTTAAGTGATTTGTAGTATATTATGAGATAGTGTTATGTCAAGTTATATAGATTTAAAGTATATTAATGAAATCTCGTCAAGATTGGATCAGTTTAAAAAGAAGAATGATTATCTTTTTAACTTTAGGTGTCCGCATTGTGGAGACTCACAGAAGAGTAAAACAAAAGCAAGAGCATATCTCTATAGAGTAAAAAATGATATGTTCTTCAAATGCCACAATTGTGGTCAAGGACAAAATTTATCAAATTTTATAAAATTCTTGGATCCCAAGAAATATGGAGAATACTTATTAGAACGTTATAAAGGATCGGCACCTTCCACGCCCCAGCCAAAATTTGACTTTAAACCAACAAAATTTAAAGAAACAAATTTACTTGATAACTGTACTAAAATAAGTAATTTGAAAGACGACCATCCTGTAAAGGATTATATTAAAAAGAGATTGATACCTACCGAATATTATGAGAAATTATATCTTGTTAACAAATTTCATAATTTTGCTAATAAGGTGAAACCAGGTATATTTAAAGAGAAGTATGAACATCCTAGATTAATTATTCCTTTCTTTGATGTAACTGGTGAGTTGTTTGCTTTCCAAGGCAGAGCATTTGGAAAAGAACAACCCAAATATATTACTATTAAGCTTGATGAAACAAAACAAAAAGTTTATGGACTTGAACGTGTAAACTTCCAAAAACACGTTTACATTGTAGAAGGTCCACTTGATAGTTTGTTTTTAGATAATTGTTTGGCCGCAGGCGGAGCAGACTTAACATTGAGAATGCCTAATGACCAAGTTACATATATATTTGACAATGAACCTCGTAATCAAGAAATTGTAAAACGTATGTACGCTGTAATTGAAAAGGATTACAATGTAGTTATTTGGCCAAATCATATTCAATTGAAAGATGTAAATGAAATGATTGTGTCTGGAATAAGTGTGGATGAAATAAAAAATATTATAGATAAAAATACTTTTAGAAAATTAGAAGCATTAGAAAAATTAAGTCATTATAAAAAAGTTTAGGGGTTAAATGGTAAATGAAAACATAAGTGTCGTGAAACGAAATGGTAGGGGTAAGGAAGCCCTTAACATTGAGAAGATTCACGAAATGGTAGAGTATGCAACCGAAGACATTACAGGCGTGTCTTCATCACAGGTTGAAATGAATAGTGGTCTACAATTTTATGATGGAATTACCACAAATGAAATTCAACAAATTTTAATCAAGTCGGCAAATGATTTAATTTCACTAGATAATCCAAATTATCAATATGTTGCCGCTAGACTATTACTCTATAGTTTAAGAAAACAATTATTTCACAAATTATGGGATCACCCACACATTTACACTCACGTTAATGATAGTGTAAAAAAAGGTGTATATGATTCTGATATTTTAAAATGGTATAACAAAAATGATTTTGATAGAATGGAAAATTGGTTAACTCACGAAAGAGATTATACTTTTACATATGCAGGTTTAAGACAAGTCATTGACAAGTATCTTGTACAGGATAGAAGCACAGGTGATATTTTTGAAACTCCACAATTTATGTATATGATGATTGCCGCTACTATCTTTTCACAGTACCCAAAGAATAAAAGGATGAGTTATGTGAAAAGATATTATGACGCAATTTCAAGATTTAGAATTAATATTCCAACTCCAGTAATGGCAGGTGTAAGAACTCCTATTAAACAGTATGCTAGTTGTGTACTAGTTGATGTTGCAGATACATTATCTTCAATTTTTTCTAGTGATATGGCAATTGGTAAATATGTTGCTCAAAGGGCAGGTATTGGTATTAATGCAGGACGTATTAGAGGAATTAATTCTAAAATAAGAGGTGGAGAAGTACAACACACAGGTGTTATTCCTTTTCTTAAAAAGTTTGAAGCAACTGTTAAATGTTGTACACAAAATGGTGTACGTGGTGGTTCAGCAACTGTTCATTTTCCAATTTGGCATAAAGAAATAGAAGATATACTTGTACTTAAAAACAATAAAGGTAGTGAAGATAATAGAGTTAGAAAATTAGATTATTCAATTCAGTTATCAAAACTATTTTATGAAAGATTTATTAATGATGGAGATATAACATTATTTTCACCACACGAAGTACCAGAATTAGTTGATAGTTGGGGTACGCCAGAATTTGATGAGTTGTATGAAACAGCAGAAAGAAAATTATCAATATGGAAACAAAAAGTTAAAGCACAAAGTTTGTTTATGTCAATATTAAAAGAAAGAGCAGAAACAGGTCGTATTTACATTATGAATATTGACCATTGTAATACTCACTCTTCTTTTAAAGATAGAATAACAATGTCAAATTTGTGCCAAGAAATAACATTACCAACAGAACCTATAAGTCACATAGATGGAAAAGGTGAAATTGCATTATGTATTTTATCAGCAGTTAATGTAGGACTTATAAAAGATTTAGATGAATTAGAACCATTATGTGATTTAATTGTAAGGTCGTTAGATGAAATTATAGACCATCAAAAATATCCAGTTAAGGCAGCAGAAATTTCTACAAGAAATAGACGAAGTTTAGGAGTTGGGTATATTGGTCTTGCTCATTATCTAGCAACATTAGGATTAAGTTATGAAATGAAAACTGCTTGGAAAGAAGTTGATAAGTTAACAGAAGCATTCCAATATTATCTATTAAAATCAAGTAATCAATTAGCAAAAGAAAAAGGTCAATGTAAAGACTTTAATAAAACAAAGTATTCAGACGGTATCTTACCAATAGACACCTATAAAAAAGAAGTTGATGAGATTGTATCTCGTAAATTATCTTATAAATGGGAAGAATTGAGAAAAGATATTAAGGAATTTGGGTTACGACATAGCACACTCACAGCTCAAATGCCTTCTGAAAGCTCTAGTGTGGTTTGTAATGCTACAAATGGCATAGAACCACCTAGAGATTATCTTTCAGTAAAGAAAAGTAAAAAGGGAACTCTAAAACAAGTTGTACCTGATTACAAAAGATTGAAAAATAATTATACATTATTATGGGATATGAAATCAAATGAAGGATATATAAACATAGTAGCAGTAATGCAAAAGTATTTTGACCAGGCAATAAGTGGAAATTGGTCATATAATCCTGAACATTATGATGAAGGACAAGTACCGTTATCTATTATGGCACAGGATTTGCTAACTACTTACAAGTTAGGATGGAAGACTTCTTATTATCAAAATACATATGATAGTAAGAAAGATTTTGATGAACCTGTCCATCCAGTTGGTTGGAAGGATAACGTAAAGGAAACAAAAGAACAAGAAGAAGATTGTGACACCTGCGTAATTTAAAGGAACTTTATGGCGTTTTTATGTGCAAATGTACCACATACAGAAGTATTAGTTAAGAAACAATACTTATATGATTTAGAAAAAGGACACGGTGAGTTTGTCCCAGGTATTTGGTGTACGGTTAAAAGTATTCAAGGAAGAGCATTATATTTTGAAACATATCTTTATGAAACAGGTGCATTATATGATAAACTTCCTATATCGGCATTTGTGTGGAAAGAAACAAAAGAAGATTTAAAGTTAGCTGATTTACAGTTATGGGATTGTTTTAGTTATGATATATCAGTTATTGAAAAACAAGTGATAAGTGGTAATAGATGTATGTATCTATCACCAGATAAGAAACCATATGAAGGTAATTATATGTTTAGTATAGATAGTTGTAATTCAACTAACAAAGAGATTAATATAGGTTATAGTGAAACTCCAAGTCAACATAAATCTTTTAATATAATAAAATTAGATAATGGACATTTTGCTGCTCAACCTAATAATAGAGTTTTGTTTTATGATAAATCATTAACTCCTAGTAAAGTAAAAGTACCAGATTATAAAGTATCTACTAGAGAGTATAGTGTAGATGGTAGAGGTAAATGGACAGCAGGTGATAGTGATGAACACCATTATAAGTTAACAGAATCAGAAAGATTACAGAAAGAATTAGAACCGATAGATGATTAGAAGTGTATTTAATACAGAAAAGAATATAGACTTTACAAAACAACCTATGTTTTTTGGTAAGAGTTTACAAGTACAAAGATATGATGATATGAAATATCCTATCTTTGATAAACTTTGTCAAAGACAATTAGGTTATTTTTGGAGACCTGAAGAAATATCTTTGCAAAAAGATATGGCAGATTATAAAGTTTTATCTGAACAAGGTAAATTTATATTTACATCTAATTTAAAATATCAAACAATGATGGATAGTGTGCAAGGACGAGGTCCTTGTTTGGCATTTTTACCATTTGTATCTATACCTGAATTAGAAAGTTGTATAATTGCTTGGGACTTTATGGAGAGTATTCATAGTCGTTCTTATACATATATTATTAAGAATTTATATTCCAACCCTAGTGAAGTTTTTGATACTATTATTACAGATGAAAAGATTGAAAGTAGGGCAAATAGTATTACACAAACGTATGATAATTTAATGCATTTAGGTTATAAATGGATATTAAAACCTGATAGTGTTGATATGTATGAGTTAAAAAAGAAATTATATTTAACGTTAATGACAGTTAATATATTAGAAGGTTTAAGATTTTATGTTTCTTTTGCTTGTTCATTTGCTTTTGGTGAATTAAAAATGTTAGAAGGTTCTGCTAAAATACTTTCATTAATTGCAAGGGATGAAAGTTTACATTTGTTAATAACACAAAGAATACTTAACAACTATCGTGAATTAGAACACGATAAAACTATGAACAAAGTGATGAGAGATACAGAAAAAGAAGTTTATAAAATGTATGAACACGGAGTAGGACAAGAGAAACGTTGGGCAACTTATTTGTTTTCAAAAGGTTCTATGATAGGTTTATCAGAAAAATTATTACACCAATATGTAGAGTATATGGCAAATCGTAGAATGAAAGCAATTGGATTAGACCCACAATATGACCAAAAGACAAATCCATTGCCTTGGGTAGACCATTGGTTAAATAGTAGGTCATTACAAAATGCACCACAAGAAACAGAAATTGAAAGTTATGTTATAGGTGGGATTAAACAAGATGTACAGAAGGATCAGTTTAAAAAATTTAAATTATAAGTGAATATATTATTATGGATTTGGAAGAAGCAGTAAAAAAATTTAAAAGGCATTGTGCTAATTGTAATACAAAGTTTTCTATTATCTATGATGAAGATAAAACGGAACAACGAGTGACAGTGTGCCCATTTTGTAGTTATGAATTAGATGAATTAGATGAAGAAGAAGATGATATTAAAGAAGAGGTAAATGAAAATGAAGATGAACCAAGTTGGGATTGATTATAGTATGACAAGTCCTGCAATATGTGTAACAGATGACTTTATATTTGAGCATAGTCGTTTTTATTTTCTTACTAATAAGAAGAAACATTTAGGCATATTTGGTAATATAAATGGTTCTGAACATCAACCATATACAGACCCTATCCAAAGATTTACTCAAATTTCTGATTGGGTTTTAAAAGTTTTACGTTTATATCATCCAGGAGACCATACTGTTGGCATTGGACCATCAATAGCAATTGAAAACTATTCATATGGTTCTAAAGGTAGAGCATTATTTCAAATAGCAGAAAATTGTGGTATACTTAAATATAGATTATTAGAACAAAAATGGGAGTATAGTGTTATTGTACCAAGTGTTGTTAAGAAATTAGCTACAGGTAAGGGTAATGCAGATAAAGAAATGATGTATGAACAATTTTGTAAAGATACAAAAACAAATTTAAAGAAGTTATTTAATACAGAAAAGGCAGGCAATCCAGTATCAGATATAGTTGATAGCTGGTATATAGCAAAGGCAAATTATGGGACCATTTAAAATTTTAATATTAGCATATCTTATTGGTATGGATCCAGTTGCAACGCAACAAACGTTTCAAATGCAAGGGTATTATCCAACTATGGAAGTGTGTAAGGAAGAATTACT